GACTGAAACAGAAACTACCCCAGAATGTAATGGCTGGTGGGAAACATCAACCGGCGCTGACTTTGGCGCAAAAAAGATTGAGGAAATCAAAGCGTTATTTGAAAATGAACCAAAAATGAATATTGAATTTACCGTGAACGTTGAACCTAGAACTTAGAACATTTACCACCACTCCTTTTTACTTAAATCTTAAACCTTAACACTTTAAAATTCCCTTTTTAAATCCTTGTCAAGAAAAAGTTCATATAAAACTCCTATAAATAAGGGGTAAAACTCCTATAAATAAGGGGTAAAACTCCCGCAATCGTCATTTTTCTCAAAAAACCCATGATAGCCTGTTCCTGCATATAGGATTCTCCTTTGTTTAATTTTTTAACCGGGGCGGCGCTACGCGCGCCGTCCCACCAGTGGGGATTAAAAATGGCAGGAATCACAAAAACACAAGCAGAGGCACAACTAGCGACGTGGCTCGCGGCGGATACCGCCGTCGCTGCCGGTCAATCTTTTGACGTCAACGGTAAAGCATACACCAAAGTCAACGCCCGTGAGATCCGGGAAAACCTCAATTTCTGGGACGCCAAGGTCAAGGAACTCAGCCGCGGCGGCATCATCATAAAGGGCATTACTCCATGCTAGAGACCGAAACCAGGATGTTGAACATCGCCGGCAGGCAATTGGAAGTCAAAAGAACACCCATTGACCGGCTTGTCAGCTTTTTCAGCCCGGCTCGCGGCATGCAGCGTCAGCGCGCGCGGGTTTTTGAGGCGATATCCGGAGCGTGGACAGGCGCGTCAACATCCCGAAGGTCTTTGAAACAATGGACCACAGCGTCCAGCGATGCCGACTCAGATACCCTCTATGATTTGCCAAAATTGCGCGAACGCTCGCGCGATCTTATACGAAACGCGCCGATTGCCACGGGAGCATGTGGCACATCCGTTGTCAACGTCGTCGGTACCGGGTTGAAACTGCAATCGCGCATCGACGCCGAATTCCTGGGCATGACCGACGAACAGGCTGATGCCTGGCAGGACAAAACAGAACGCGAATGGCAGTTATTTGCCGAATCTCAGGAATGCGATGTCGCCCGGACGCTCAATTTTTACGGCATCCAGTCGCTCGCTTTCCGGCAGACATTTGAAAACGGCGATGTCTTTTGCCTGACGCCGCGCATCAAACGCGGAAAATTCCCCTACAGTTTAAAATTACAACTGGTCGAAGCCGATCGCTGCTGCAATGAAAAAAATCAACCAGACACAGCTGGCCAGATCGCCGGCGTGCAAAAAGACGAAACAACCGGAGAGCCACTTTATTACAGTTTCATGAACCAACATCCGGAAAGTGCCTATGTCGTGTCGAAAGATGGTTATAAATGGGAGAAAATCCCTGCTTTCGGCGACAAAACCGGTTTGCGCAACGTCATTCACCTCTATGAAATGCTGCGTCCCGGACAGACGCGCGGCGTTCCGCACCTGGCTCCGGTCGTCGAAATGCTCAAAGTCCTCAGTATGTATACCGATAACGAACTCATGGCATCCACCGTGGCCGCTCTTTTTACTGTGTTTGTCAAAACGGAAGCTGGGGCGCTTGATTTTGCTGCAGCCAGTGGCATGGGCGCAGAACTTGATACATCATCCACCGATGAAGACCTGAAAATGGGCAGCGGCGCCATCGTCGGCTTAAAAAAAGGCGAAAGCATAGATATCGCCGATCCGAAGCGGCCTAACGCGACTTTCGAACCATTTGTTGATGCCGTATTCGCTCAAATTGGTGCAGCAATAGGCATCCCCAAAGAAGTCTTGATCAAATGTTTTAACTCATCCTATTCCGCGTCGCGCGCTGCTTTACTTGAAGCATGGCGCTTTTTCCGTAACCGTCGCGTCTGGCTGGCCTCCATGTTCTGCCAGCCAATATATGAAATCTGGCTTTATGAGGCCATTGCGTCCGGCCGTATCGCCGCGCCCGGCTATTTTGCCGATCCGTTACTGGCCAAGGCATATGCCAAAGCCGTCTGGATAGGAGATTCTCCCGGTTATATTGACCCGCAAAAGGACGTCGATGCCTGCAAGGATAGAATAGACGGGTTACTTTCAACTTACGACGAAGAAACCGCCCTGTTAACCGGCGGTGATTTCGAGTCCAACGTCCGCCAGCGCGCCAAAGAAAAGCGCCTGCTGGAAAAAGCGGGACTAATGGCAACACAAAAAGAAAAACCGCAGCAAGTGGAGGTCGTCAACAATGAAAATACTTGATGTCTTGACTTCGCCCTGGGCGATTCAGCCGCAGAAATTAAGCGAGATAAAAAGCATCTACCAGGCGCACTTTCACGGAGAAAAGATCGACTGGAACGCCATGAAAGCGCAATTCGGCATGATACTGGGCGGTGAAGAGGAAAAATATCAGGTCATCAACGGCGTGGCCGTCATTCCCGTGCAAGGCCCGTTGAGTAAAGGCTCATCCTTGATGTCTTTTCTATTCGGCGGCGGCTCCATGCGTGGAATAGGCGAAAATATCAAGGCCGCGCTGGCCGACACCATGGTTAATACCATCATTCTGGATGTCGATTCACCCGGCGGCACCGTGGACGGCACAGAGGAACTGGCCGAGCTGATCTACCAATCACGCGGCATTAAGCCCATCAAAGCCTATACCGATGGCGACATGATGTCCGGCGCCTACTGGATAGCGTCCGCCGCTGATGAGATTTTCATTTCCGGCGATACCACCATGGTCGGATCTGTCGGCGTTGTCGGCACGCATGTCGATCAATCCGAATGGGAAAAAAGTATGGGCGAAAAATGGACCGAGATCACCAGCGGCCCTTATAAGCGCGCCGTGTCCTATCACAAGCCGCTTGACGAAAAAGGCACACAATACATGCAGGAGCAAATTGATTATCTGGCGCGTGTTTTTACCGAAACCGCGCTGATCCGCAATCGCAAAATGGACGAAAAGCAGGCCGCGGCGGTGTCCGAAGCCCGCATTTATATCGGCAAACAGGCCATTGAGGCCGGATTAGTGGACGGTGTTTCCTCTATGACGGAGCTCATCGGCAAATACAGTAACCCGCAGGCCGCTATCAGGGACAAAATCCAGCGCCACCTGCAAGCAATTCAATCAGAAAGGAGGGCATAAAGATGCCTGAAAAATTAACAATTGAAGAATTTAAGACTGCCTATCCCGATCTTCACAAAGAGATCGCGGAAGCCGCGCAGCAAAAAGGCTTTGCCGACGGCAGGGCCGAAGGTGTGACAGCCGGAGCGGCAGCCGAACGTCAGCGGATCATCGATGTCCGGGCGCAACTCATACCCGGCCATGAAGCCTTGATCGAAGAAATGGCCAACGACGGCAAGACCACCGGGCCGGAAGCCGCGGTTAAGATATTGGCAGCGGAAAAAGAAGCCCGCAATAAAGCGCTGGAAAACTTCAAGGAAGACGGAAAACTGAACGTGAAGAACGCATCCGGGAAAGATATGCCGGATCCTCCGGCCGACGCTGAGACGGCAAAGACGCAGACCGAAGCCGGCGACAAACTCGACGTTTTCGCCAAGGATATCAAGAAAACCGAAAAACTTTCGTACAGCGACGCCCTGGCCAAAGCCAAGGCCGCGCATCCGAAACTCGCTGAAATTTACAGCGGCAACTAACATGGAAGGGAGGACATAAAAACCATGGCAACAGGACAATCGAAACCAAGCGCATTGATCAGCAGGCCGACCGCGCGCGACCTCAGTTCATATCAGTATTATGCGATGAAAATCGACACCAATGGCGACATTGATTATGGCGATTCATCCGGCGGCGCCATCGTATTAGGACCACTCAACGACAAACCGGCCGCGGCAACCGGCGCAGAAGCCAACATCGCAGTCGGCGGCACCGCATTATTGATCGTTAACGGCACAGTTAATGGCGGTATCGCAGCTGGCGCGTTTATCGGCAGCAACAACGCCTATAAGGGCGTAAATGTTACCGGCGACGACGCTTTTTATTTCGCAATCGCTCTCGAAGCATCGACCGCTGATGGCGATATCATTGAAGTATTATTGGTCGGTCCGTCTTATATCAGCGGATCAGGAGACGATTAATAATAATACTCGCTGAGAGCTAACGCAGTATTGGCGGGATAAAAGAGCCACAGATCATCAACACATTAAATCGAAAGGAGGGCAAATAAAATGCCTCAACATTCAGACGTCCATATTGACCGACCGCTCAGTAACTACGCGGTTGAATATAAAAACGAAGGATTCATCGCGGCGCAGGTTGCGCCTTTTGTCCCGGTGAATAATAAGAGTGACTCTTATGTCACTTTCAACAAAGGCGACAAATTTTCACTTCCCGAGGACATGCGCGGGCCAAAGGATGAGGCCAACGAAATCACCTGGGGAACCGGAACCGGAACCTATGCCTGCAAAGACAGGGCACTCAGAGACTTTTTGAGCGACGCCATTATCGGTAATTCCGATATCAACATCAAGCCAGAGGAAAGAACGACCAGCTTTTTAACCGATCTGCTTCTTCTCGGATTTGAATCCCGTATCGCCACTTTGGTGTTTACGTCCGGTAATTATGCCGGATCCTACAAAACCACACTGTCCGGCACGACTCAGTTTTCCGATTACGCCGGATCCGATCCCATTGGCGTAGTTGATACCGCACGCGCGGCCTGTTTTGTGGCGCCGAACACCCTGATCCTGGGCAAAGAGGTTTATGACAAATTAAAACGTCATCCCCAGTTGCTGGATCACGTCAAGGGCGGATCGACTTCCGCAAATCCGGCTTTAGTGACCGAGCAGGTCATGAAAGAAGTTTTCGAAGTTGAAAATATTCTTGTCGGCAAGGCCCAGTATAACACGGCCAAAAAAGGGCAGACCGCGTCTTATTCCCGCCTGTGGGGAAAGCATGCTGTCCTGGCATACATTGATCCGGCTGTTACCCTGGACAATGTCAGCGCGTGGAAGACTTTCCGCTGGAATCAGTTGACCACCGGTGTCGGCTACAAAGTGCGCCGTTATCGCGAAGAGAAAAGAGGCGGCGGCGGCCAGATTATTGAAGTTGAAATGTCGCTCGACGAAAAGGCCGTATGCTCAGACGTGGCCTACATGATCGTTGACGCGATCGCTTAGAAGTCTAAGAAAAGGAGGAAACAAGTCATGAATAAGCTCATGCGAATCATTGCAATTCTGGCGTTGGCGCTTTTTCTGACGACTCCGGCGATTGCAGTAAACTGGGACGGTTATTATACCAATATGCTCATAAAAGGGTATCTTGGCGGTCCCAAGGGCGACACAATGGATAATATGACCGCGAACTACTGGAAAGTCACCATGAGTTCCGCCAGCGGCTCATTCAATATCTTGACAGGAAACTTAAAAGTCGGCGATGGTACGCCCGATGTAACACTCAACGGTGAAGACGCCTATGTCAACGGCACGGCGGCCTTGGGCGGTTTTTTGAAGACTGTCACCGATGACACCAACGGTAAGGTTCTAAATATCAACGAGTCCGGCACGGTACAGACCAACGCGGGCGC